TAAGTTTGGTCAAGAAGACGAGACTTATAACATCGTAGCTGCACACGGATATTTTGGTAGACTTATATTTCAATATGCCTCTTTCAATAATTCTCGTTCTTTACATTTCTTTCTTGGTACTTTCCCCGTGGTTGGCATATGGCTCACCTCTATGGGAATCTGCACTATGGCTTTCAACCTTAATGGGTTTAACTTTAACCAGTCAATAGTTGACGCTAATGGTAAAGTGATCCCTACATGGGGTGACGTTGTTAATAGACAGAACCTTGGAATGGAAGTAATGCACGAAAGAAATGCACATAACTTCCCGTTAGACTTAGCATCTGCTGAAGCTACTCCTGTAGCATTGACTGCACCTGCACTAGGCTAACAGCCACGTCCGTTCATCCCCTCAAGGGACGCATGATTCCAAAGCATGGAACGGGGCTTTGGTATATGGAGATTACCATGACAGTAACTTACGTATATCGTGGCGTTGCTTACACAAAAACTGTGAAGTAACAAAAAAGGGGGGGAGCACCTCAGAGTCGGACTCCCCTCTAATTGGTAAAAGCCTCTAAGGAGACACCTTTTGCCGTCTAGACGGTAGGGATAGACCTACACTCAGCTTGAGTCTTAGCTGATACATTTAAGATTCTAACAATTCTAGATCTAGAGACGATACATATAACCTAACAATATAATGGCACAACAGTCAACAAACAACCCAGCATCACAAACCTTTCTGGGTAGAATAAACACAGCGACAAACGCTACAAACAACAGAGATTTATATCTTAAATTGTTTTCAGGAGAGATGTTTACTGGCTTCCAAAGAGAAACAATCGCACGTGACCTAGTCATGAAGCGTACGTTAACTAACGGGAAGAGTTTACAGTTCATCTATACAGGACGCACAACTGCGGAATACCATACACCTGGAAATTCTATATTAGGAAATGATGACAAAACTCCTCCAATAGCGGAGAAGACAATTACAGTTGATGATCTACTCATCAGTTCTGCATTTGTTTATGAGTTAGATGAGACACTAGCACACTATGAAATGAGAGGAGAAATTTCCAAGAAGATTGGATATGCTCTTGCTCAAAAGTATGATAGACTTATCTTTAGAGCTATTGCAAAAGGTGCTAGACAAGCTAGCCCAGTATCCCTAACCTCTTTCGTAGAGCCAGGTGGTACACAAATTCAAGTTGGTGCAGGTTCTAACGCTGACGATGCTCTTAATGATACTCATCTTGTAACAGCATTTTATGATGCAGCAGCAGCACTAGACGAAAAGGGTGTATCTGATGACGGAAGAGTCGCAGTACTAAACCCACGTCAGTACTATGAGCTTATAAAAGGAGCAGGTTCTAACGGACTAATTAACAGAGACGTACAAGGTACATCTTTACAAAGCGGAAATGGTGTAATTGAGATTGCAGGTATCAAAATCTACAAGTCAATGAACGCTCCATTCTTCTCTAAGTATGGTACTAAGTATGCACCTTCAAGTGGTGCTTCAGCTGCTACTGACCTCGATACAGTAGATCCTGGAAATACAGGTTCATTTGTATCTGAAGGTATTGAGACAGCTACAAAAGTTACAGGTAATAACTATGGCCCACGTTCAAACTACGGTGCTGCCTCTAACTTTGCAAACACATGCGGACTAATCTTCCAAAGAGAAGCTGCAGGTGTTGTAGAAACAATAGGGCCACAAGTTCAAGTAACTTCTGGTGATGTTTCTGTAGTTTACCAAGGCGATGTCATCCTAGGAAGACTAGCTATGGGAGCAGATTTTGTTAATCCTGCAGCTTGTGTAGAATTGTTCGCAGGGACAACTACAAAGCCAGCAGCTTTCAACAACTAATTTATTTATATGGGGACTTCGTGTCCCCTTTTTTTTACATGGCACAAATATCTTACGGAGTGTCTACCGAACTAGATGCTGTAAACTCAATCCTGATGAGCGTTGGAGAATCCCCAGTTAATAATATAACTAATGTGCAGAGCCCAGAAGTGGCTATAGCACAGAAGACTCTAAGGCAAGTCTGCCGTGAGATAGAAGCTGAGGGATGGTCATACAACACAGAGAATGAGTATCCTATTGACCTCGATACAAACAATCAATGTATCGTTCCTAATAACATACTACAAATTGACTTAAATATTTATCAACATGGTAAAGATTATAACATAGTTAGACGTAGTGATAACGGTGTACTGAAAATTTATGATAAGAAGAATCATACATTCACCTTTGAAAATTGCAGTAAATTATATTTTGACATAGTGTGGATGTTAGATTTTGAAGATCTACCTCAAGCATTTAAAGATTACGTTACGGCTAAAGCTACTAGAGTATCATCTAACCGTATGGTTAGTAGTACAGAATCTTCTAAATTATTAGAAGCAGAAGAAGCGTACGCTAGAGCACTTGCTTTAGAGTATGATGCCCGCCAAGGTGACCACAATATATTTAATGACTACCAGTATCAACAAGATGCTAACACAGTCTACCGACCATTTAAAGTACTAAGAAGAATGTAATGGCAGCAGTAAATCAAAGTATCCCAAACTTTCTTGGGGGTGTATCTCAACAGCCAGATAAAATTAAATTTCCAGGACAGTTAAGGGTCTGCGATAATGCTGTCCCAGATGTAACATTTGGTTTAAAGAAACGTCCCGCTGGAGAGTTCGTAAGTAAACTTACAAATGCTAATGCAACAGGGCATTGGTATGAAATTATAAGAGATGGAGATGAAAAATATTTAGTACAGATTACACCAGCTAACACTGGTTCTATACCTATACGAGTATGGGATCTAGCAGATGGGTCTGAAAAATCTTTAACAAATTCTAGTGGAGATTCTCTGTTCGCTTACCTTGCGGGGGCTACAGAAGAGTATGCACTACAGACTATTCAAGATTACACATTAATAGTTAACAAACAAAAAACTGTAGGTACTACAGGTAATACTTTTTCACCTATTCACAGTGGAGATTACTCATATGCTAGGTTGGATACTGTTGCTTACAATACTGAATATATATTATATAGTGGTACAGCTCCCACACCCAATACATTTTACAGGGTTACTTCTGTAAAGGTAGATAGAATGAATGGTAGTAGTGCTGAAGGGCCAACATGGAATGACACAAATGAAAACCAGCAGAAATCTGGTACACTAACTTGGTCATTTTCTGGAGGATCTGCTGTTACTACAACAGGTGCTCAAGTAGGTGGTACAAATATTACAGAAAATATTGAAGGTACTTTACAGGTAAACGGTAACAGTTACATTGCTAATAACGTAGCAAATTTTAACGGAAGTAGTACTGACAGTAGTGATTTTTTAGGTTACACTCAAGACTACGACATACGTTACACAGCTACAGTCACATTAAGAGACGGTGGTTTAATTAAAACTACAAACAAGTCTACAGCTGAAGGTTTATTTATTGATGTTGCAATAGAAGGTATTACTTATCGTGTATCAGTTGAAGCTGTTGAACCAGTATCAACTTATCAAGATGTGTCTGGTATAGCTTACCACAAAACACCTAAGAACCCAGAGAATGGTGCTATATCTATGCTTACTATTCTTAATGGTTTAACAAGTGCTGTTAACAGTTCTTTAAGTAACGTTACAGCTGAGGTTATAGGTAGTGGTTTATTTATGCACGGCTCTGCAGCCTCTGGGGTTAACTTCCTTGGTGGTGCTGTTAATGAAAACATGAGTGTGATAGGTCAGAAAGCACAAGATGTTGCTAGATTACCTGCTATGTGTAAACAAGATTATGTAGCACAAATATCTAACACTGCTGATCTAGAAACTGATGATTACTATGTAAAGTTTGAAGCTAACAATGGTGTCTCTGGAGCTGGTAGTTGGGAAGAATGTGTAAGACCCCATAACTTTGCGGGAACAAGTGCATCAGATGCAATGGTATTAGGGTTAGATCCCGCAACAATGCCCCACGCTCTTGTTAACAATCGTAACGGTACATTCTCATTTATTAAGTTAGACGAAGCTACTGCTACTACACGTGGCAACGAAAACTACTGGGATGATAGACTTGTTGGTGACAATAACTCTAACCCATTCCCAACCTTTAACGGCACACAAATACAGGAAATATTTTTTCACAGAAATAGATTAGGTTTAATCTCTGGTGAAAATATAATCATAAGTCAACCTGGAAGTTACTTTAATTTTTTTATTGTGTCTGCTATATCTGGTAGTGATGACAACCCAATAGATATAACTGTATCTGATATAAAACCTGCATTTATTAACCATACATTACCTATCCAAAAAGGGTTGTTAATGTTCTCTGATAACGGTCAGTTTTTATTATTTACAGAGTCAGATATATTTAGTCCTAAAACTGCTAGACTTAAAAAAGTTTCTAGTTATGAATGTGACAGCAGTATACAACCTGTTGACATGGGTACATCCGTACTATTTACATCTAATGTGTCTTCACATGCTAGAGCGTTTGAAGCTACAATTTTAGATGACGATACTCCCCCGCAGATACTAGAACAGACTAGAGTTGTTCCAGAATTTTTACCGAAAAGTATAACAAAGTCTTGCAATTCTGTACCAATAGGTATTGTAAGTTATGGACAGAAAGGACAGAAAGAAATATTCCATTATAAATACTACAACAGTGGTACAAAACGTGAGCAATCTGCTTGGTACACTTGGACATTAACAGGTACTATGCAACATATGCTCTATACAGGTGGTAGTTATTTTACAGTTACACTACATGGCAGTGACTATATTCTTAGTCGTCATGAATATGTAACTGACGCTGACACTGATAGAGCCTATGTAGTAGGTGGTACATCAACTGATATAGGTTCACCTCTTAAAACAGCAAGATGGTTTGAACCATGTCTTGATAGTTTAGTAGAACCAACAACAGTTACTGGTACTGCACAGACTACAACTGCCCCTGAGAAGACTGTCGTAGGAATACCTTACACACCTACTGCAGCTACCAACTTTTATTTAATTGGTATCTATGGTAATGACAGTGACGGTAATTCTATCGCTGGTATAGTAAGAAAAGCTGATGCTGTAGGTACAGGTACTGCTACATTTAACGGTATTAATATAGCTAGTAATGCTAAAGTAGTGGTTGGCTATAGGTATACATCCATTATAGAGCTACCTACATACTATTATAATAAGGGACAGACTAATTATGACCTTGATGGAGAGCTACGTATTGCTGGTATTAACTTTGAATTAGGTGTATCTGGCCCTATGCAGTTTCATCAAGACCCTGTATATGCTGATATGGACTCTTATATACAGTATGAGTCTGGTATGGTAACTAATGCTAGTAACTATAACAACCCTCCATCTGAATTACATAAGGCAGTAAGAGTACCTGTTCATAAGAAGAACGATAAATATACAATGCAAATACAGATACCCGACCCATTTTCCACTGCCCTACTCTCAGCTAGCTGGGATGGCAACTATTCACCAAAACGACATGTACGAAGGTAAGTATATTAAGACCTGCACTCCTGAGTTAGCTCTCAGTGTGGGTCTTAACTTACGCTATGAAGATAGACGTGAGACAGAGCAAACCTCTGGTCTAAGTGCTGAGGCTTCTATTATAGAGTCTTATTACAACTCAACTTATTCCGTGTATTTCACGGTTCCCAACGGCAAGGCTGCTGGAGTGGCGGGTGTGACCCCGCACAATATAATATGGATGTTATGTACTGATGCTAGCACAGAATATCCTCATACATTTGTAAGAGAAGCGAAACGCTGGGTAAACAGTTTACTTAATCCTTATTTATGTAACCAAGCAGATATGCGGAATGAGGCACACATAAAACTACTAAAACTTCTAGGCTTTTCCTTTATTAATTATCATGTTTACAATGGAGTACCCTTAATACAATTTATTAAACCATGTGCGATCCCCTAGTAATTGGAGGTATCTTGGGTGGAGTGCAAGCCATATCAGGCATACAAGAACAGAATAGACAGCATGCTAATCAAGTTGCTGCTGTTAATCGTTCTAATGCAATGGCGAGACAGGACTACCTAAATAAAATCCAAATTTCAGCTTTTAACGATCAACGAAAAGGTGAAGTATTTACTGCTCAACTAAAGGCTGACGCAGCTTCAAGAGCAGCATACTATAAACAAAAAGAAATAAATCAGGCTGAAGCTACGAGAGCACTCACAGCATCAGACCAGAAACTAAGAGAACGGATAACCGAACAAGCGTTCCAAAGTCAAACTAACCTTGCTAAAGCTATACAAGCTCAAGGTACAGTACTGGCTAGCGGACAGCAAGCAGGTCAATCCATGTTATTATCATTAAATGAAGCCGAACGTGACTTTGGTTTCAAACAAGCACAAATAGATGCTACAATATTTGACGCTACTAAGAACTACGGTATTGAGAAATATGGTATTGACTTAGATCAGTATGGAGCAAATACTAGAGCACTTAATGCTGTCACAACTACTGCTGCTGTAGCTCCGTCTGCATCCTTTAAGACTGTTAGACCTATTGAAAAAGCAGCACCAAGTAAACCATCTGCCCTTGGGCCAATCCTTGGTGGCTTCTCCACTGCTCTTAGTGCAACAAGTGCTATTGGCGGGGACAGTTACATAGCAGACAGATTCGGTTGGAGTTAAACTATGGCATATCAAAGATCAACAAAAGCACAAGGATTTAGACAGAGGGTTGTACCAACTAATGAAGTTAAACAGTACACAGACCTAGCTAAGTCTTTAGAAAAAGAACGTAAATCTACAGTATCAGATTACAAGGCTGCTGCTAACGAGCAGATGACAGAGATGCAACGTCTTTCTACTTTACAAAATCAGGAAGATGTTTACGAATTAGCAAACTTACGTCAGTTTAGTAAGACCCTAAACAACACGTTAGATACTGTTGCTAAACAAATAATCAAACCTATTACGCAAGGTCAAATACAAGATGGTATAAACACTGCTATACGTTGTCAACAAGGCGATGAAGAGGCGTGTGAAGCTGTTAAATTAAATGATGAACAAGAGCTATCAATACAAGCTCAAGTTGCTGAACAAAGAACTAAGGTTAATGAAGCAACTGATAAGATAGAAGAAGAGTGGGACGAAGCTGGCTTTGAAGCTGATTTAACTCAAAAATACAGACTGTTAAATTTAAAAAAACAAAACGCTAATTTTTCTATAGGTTATAGACGTGGTATGTTAATGGAAGCTGCCACAGGTTGGGATGCTTACAGAGATAGTATACTAACTGGTAGTAGTGATGACCCTATAATAGATAGAGAAGTTGAACACAACGGTGAAACTTATAAAGTTAGTGATTATTATAATATTGACGATCCAAAAGTTAAACAGAAAATTGTTGGTGCTTTACAAGGTGAATACATATCTCGAAATGGTGCTGGATTAAGTAAGTTAATGGTCAATAAATATCTTACTAATAAAGTTGTTGAAAGAACTAATATATTTAACCAAAACGAATTTAACAAAGGACAAAGAGAGTGGGGTAATACACAACTAGAGTATTATACAGATCAATTTGAAAACTTTACATTTAGTGATTTAGATTCTGAAGCTGGTCAAACCACAGCTCAGTTAGGTGTACAAGAGTTTCTAAATACTAGCCCTGCTATTATGGAAGCTATGGGAGTTGAAGGTAGTCGTAATGCTGCAGCTAAAGGTAAACTTATTGAGCTTCTTACCGATACTCTTACAAGTGATAACTTTAAAAATATAGATGATTCTGAAGCACTACTGTCATTTTTAGAAGAAGATAAATTTTATATTGCAGGTGTATCAGCAAAGAAAAAAGATGGTACATATGAGTTATCATCATTGTCTGATTTGTTTGGTAGTGATTTAGATACAGATGCTTTAAGAGCAGAAGTATTAGAGTCTATAGCTGCTGAAGCTCGTAAAACATTAGCTGGTAATAAAATTCAATTACAAACTAGAATAGCCGATCTTGATATAGAATATGGAGATGATAAGGTAGGTTATGAAATAGCTTTAGGAGAACTATATCAATCTGAACAATACTATGGTAAATATTGGGCTAATGCTATTTTTAAACAACGTGATTCTAAGTTTAAAGTAACACCTCCTCTAGATGAAATCGAAAGTAGGAAAAGAATGAAAGAGCTTGAGAAACAATACGATGTTAAAAATGGAGGTAAAATAAATATATTTAATGTTAATACACAACGTATAGATGCTAACGTTTTAAAAGAATATAAAGATAAAGGTGTATTTGCAGATCCTTACGGTGGCGATGAAGGTGCTCAAAAACTTCATGCAAGTGGTATTGTCACTCTAGAAAAAATTGTAACAGATATATTAGGTGATAGACAAATTCCTGAAGGTGAACAAGAATTACAAGCAGCAGCGTTTGTAAATTGGGTTTCCCCTAAAATTTTATCAGTAGCACAAAAATATTCTGACTTAAATAATGTTGATATAAGTGATGGTATAGAATATGCTATTGAATATTACACACAAAAACTAAAAGCGTCTAATGAATTTGGCGGTCTTTCAGAAGAAAACATACCTAGTTTAGCTGAAGGTGATACAGATAATGTTAATTTAGCAATAGCTGATGAAATTGGTTTTAATAATGTGATATACCAAAGCAATGTTGAAGCTTTACTTTCTACAGATAAACAATCAAAGTTGCATGAAGATATATTACAAAAAGCTAATGATGCTGTAGCTAATAATAACGGCTATATATTTAAGAAAAACAGTATAGTTAAATCACCTGTATTCTTTATGTTAACAGACGAAGATAGACCTGGAATTATATTTGAAGCCTTAAGTAGAATTGACCCTCTATCAACTCACCCTGCTGTTATTTACAACGATCAGATTGTTAAAAATGGCGGTAAAGCAGTAGAATGGAATGACCAGATAAAAGCAGAAATTGAAGAATGGAAAAATTTATCGGTAGATACTAGAAAAGCATTAACAAGTAATGTTGATGTCAGAGTTAACACAGCGTTAAAAAAAGAAGGTTATATCTCTTTAACTGATTTAACACAAACTTTAATTACCCCAGACGGGAGCATACCTGTCAGAGAAGATGAGTATTCTGCATTGTTAGTGGCAGCTGGTGTTACTGATACTTTTACTTATGAAAACTTTTTAGCAAGACCAGATCTTGTAGAAAGAGTTATTAAGAAAAAAATGATGAATGGTCTAGCTCTTATCCAAGGTACTACTAATAACAACAACGAAACTATACGTAAATTAACTGCATATATGGTAACTGGAGATGCTGAAAATTGGAATAAAGGTGACTTTAGTAATTATAGTTTAGAAGCATTAAATGCTTATCACAGTGGTAGTAATGAACGTCTTAATAGTTTATTTAATAATAATGGTCTTTCTCTCAATAACTTTAAGTTAGATGTACCATTCTCTAGAGATCTTATTGACACAACTGATAGTGTTCTTAAAATAGATTTAAGTACAGTAACTAGCCTTGAAGATTTAAACGACATACTAGCTAAATTTAACGAGTTAGAAGTACCAGACCAAAAAATAAACATAAGAGAATACTCTATGTTTGAGCAAGAATCTGGTGTAGTAAGTCATCAGTTACGTAGAATCTTAGGTAAAGGTTGGGAGCGTGACCCTAACCCAGAATATGCAAGATACATACAGTTTAAAGAATCTTTAGAAGACAAGATTGGTGTTATGAAAGTATTAAGAAATCATAGTAACCGAAATGTACTTAGTCCTATAGGTGACTTTATTTATGATAGTTTTTTACGTTTACAATTTGTTGATCCTAATAAAGTACTTCAGTATCAGTTCTATCCCGCAGTGGAAGATATAATTGGTAAAGAAAGGTTAGAGACTATTAGAGAAAAAGCTAACGGAAATGAGGATGCTATACTTGAACTGCTTAAATTAGAACCACAGTTTGCTGGTATTAATGTTGAACCTAGTGCAGGTTCAGAAATTACTAACGAAGATATAAACAACGAAAGAAGGTTAGAACTAGAAATTGAAATGCTAAATATTATCCATAGCGGTGAGTCAACAGTTGATGTAACAGGCAATGGTTATGAAGCATTTAATCAAGGTGGTTCAAATGAAGGTAAAACAGTTGAAGGTTTTAGTGGTACTTACGGGGATCACCAAGCAAATACTGGAAAAAAACTAACTGAAATGACCATAAAAGATATTTTAGCTAACCAAGATAGTGGTTACAATACTAAATTATATCCTTTTACCAAAGAAGGTACTGAAAAATGGCACAAATCAGGTGGCATACATGCAGCAGGTAGATACCAATTTACAAGAGTAGGTTTAAGAGAAGCTTTAAAACGTTCAGATCTTAAAGAAACAGACCTATTTTCTGAAATAAATCAAGATAAATTGGCAATGATTTTATTAACACAAATAGGGTCAAGTCAATGGACAAGTATGGCAGGTAATGAAAAGTTAGAAGAACTACTTAAAAAATACAAGTCAATCAAATAGCCCTACGGGACTGAAAATTAATGGAAGACAATTTAACAGAGTTGGAAGGAAGCCAAGTTCAAGGACTTGATTTCTCAGACATCGAAGAAGATGATGATACTCTTCAATCACTCAATGTAGCAAACGAAACAGCTAAAAGATTAAATGATGATCGTCTTGAACGAGTTGCATCTAATGAAGAAGCTACTGCTGCAGTACTAGCACAACAAGAAGAACAATCACAAGATCAAGGTTTTATTGCTGACAACCCAGTACAAGCTGTACAGGAAGTTGGTAAAGCCTTATACGGTGGAGCTACTGATGCTGTAGAAAGCATAGGTAGTTTTGTTGATCTAACAGGAGATACTATTATGTCTATCTCCAACCGCATACAGGGTAATCCACAGGAATACGGTCAGAACCCTTTTGCATTTAGAGAGTATTTAAATGAAGGTGGAGCATCCCCTGGAATCCTAGATATACCAGACAAATACGAGGTTGTAAATAACTCTGGTGCAGGTAAATTAGTGCGGGGTTTAGTAGAATTTGGTCTACTAACCTATGCTACATCCCTAACAGGAGGAGCTATGGCTCCTACCATGTTTGGTAAGTCAGCACAATTTGCTAATAAAGTACGAGGAGCTAAACTATTAAGGGGTGCATTAAAGAATAATACGCCATTAATTGGTGGTATGGTTAGAGGAGTTGCCCGTACAGGTAAAGGATCTAAGTTTATTAGGTTCTTACCTAAAGCTGGTAGCATAGCTGCAGAAGGTTCTGTTGCAGATCTTATCTCATCTTCTTCTGACTATGGTAATATGGCTAATTTATTAAATGAATATGCCCCTTGGTTACCATTCTCAGAGTTTTTGTCTGTTGACCCAGATAAAGATAATCCTTGGACAGCTAGAATAAAAGCTATCTTTGCTGGTGCAGGTTTAAATATAGCAGGTTATACTGTTGTAGGCTTTGGTAGAGGTAGATATGCAGCTATAAAAGCTAGGAAAGCTGGTAAGTCTGTAGATGAAGCTAATACAATAGGTAACAAAGTGATGGATGATAGTATCCGTAACGATGTTGCTGAAGAGTATAAACAGCGTGACGATCTTAAAAAAGAAGATGTAAGAAAAGGAGAAGGTGTACCAGAAGATCCTTATGGAGATTATATACAACAACACCTTAATGATGATAACTTAGGAAAGCTATACAAAGGTCTTACTAAAGGTAACTTAGATGAAGTTGTTGGTAATGATGCTTTCTTTCACGGAAGTCATGCTGGAACCCTAGGAGACTATCCATACCTAAATCTTAATGAAAAGAGATGGACAGATGAAAACTTATTTGGTAATGGTTTTTATTCTACTGATGATTTAACTGTTGCTGCTATTAACCGTGACCCTACAAAAGGTTTGGTTATTGGACGTGATAAAGATGGATTAAAGAAAGTAATTTATAGACTTAAGCAAAAAGGTAACGTAAAATTTTTAGACGCTGATAAACTGTATAACTGGAATAGTAAATCTAAAGAAGTACAAGCATTTAAACGTGCTGGTTTACTAGATGATACTGGAGAGTTTGCTACAGCGTGGCCTAGTAATGGACAAGTAAGTTATTCACAATATATTGATCTTATAAAAGACAGACAATTATATCCTCGTGAGGAAGTTACAGCGGTACTTGACGAGATTAATAAAAGTCTAGCTGAGTTAGGTTATGGCGGTATTACATATACAGCTAAACAAGCTGACAAAGCACATAAAGTTAGAGTTTACTGGGATCCTGATAGCCAGATTGATTTAGATAGGTACAACCTTGCTAATCGTTCTGAGTTTGAAACTGAAATGCCTATTTTTGAAGATGGTAATTTTGCACAAAGACCCCCTAGGCAACCTTATAAAACCAACATCGAAGCTGGTAGAGGATTAGAAGGTAGTAGAGGTGCTCAATATCTAATTGATAGATTAGGTAAACGTTTTCTAGCTAAAGGTGTAGATGAGTATGAAGCTATTGAAGTCCAAGAATTTATAGAACTTATAGGTGAAAGATTTTTTGATGATGTTTCTTTATCATTTACAAATAAATTAAATGCTAAAGGTCGTTTTAATTTTGGTAACAAATTAGTTGAGATACAACAACAAGCTATGGAAGAAGAGGGTCTAACCGAGGTTATGATCCATGAACTATGGCACAGCTTATCTAGATATTTACCTAAATCTGACGTTAAAAAATTAAATGTAGAATTTAATAATAGAAAAGCTAAATGGTTAGCAACTGGTACAAAAGACGTACAATTATTTAACAAAGGTAGGTATACTTCTACTAACTACAGATATAAAAATATAGACGAGTGGTTTGCTGAAACCATGTCAGATGAGTTTTATACATATCAAAGAGAAACAGCTAGCTATCAGTTTGCCCCCACAGGTACTTGGAAGCGTTTAGGACAAGAGATATCTATCTTACTTAAAGATATGTATGCTACGGTTGCATCAAGGCTTGGAGGGTCACAGGCAAGGCGTATATTTGGTAATTATAAACGTAGAAGATATAATGAAATGCGGAAGAGTGATTTGTTTATAGAGCCAGCTACATTAGAAATGGAAGTAATGGCAATGGAAGGTTGGAATCCATTTATTGATGATGTTGATGAGATTACTTCTATAGAAACTTTTAAAGAGATGACCGATGGTGATGACTTTAAACGTCTTAGCAAAGATGAGCTAGAAAATTTAGCTAAGAATAAAGGTGCTCGTAAGAATGATGCTTGGGATGAAACTACAGGTAGATCTAATGCTGGTAAAGACACTGATCCAACACCTGATCGTAACCCTAATAACTTTTCAGATGATGAAAAGACTGTCTTTCCAGATGGAAGTGAGGACTTAAAAGGTAAAACTAAAAAGTTACTTAAGGAGATGATAGATCAAAATGGTAGTACAACTAACCAGATCTTGATAGAAAAACAGATTAAACGACTTGCAGATGGTAGTGAATCACTATACAAGTTTGTTAAAGAATTTTCTGCAAAATTAAGTGACGAAGTTTTTGAGAACCTTAACAACTCATACGACTATAATAAAGTACAGTCTGCTATATTAAGACAAGCTGAAGAGATATATGCACGTATTGACGCTGATATAAAAGGCGGTGGTACAAGTAAAAATCTAAATGATTATTTTAAGAAGAACCCAAAAGATCGTATAGAATATACACACAATGGTAATAAAGTAGTTACTGGTACAGCAGAACAAAAGATAGCGTTAGAGTTAGTTGTACAAACACTTGCTAAACGTGCATCTATGTTTGCTACAGGAGGTTTAAACCTGCCCGCAGGTGCTAACAAAACACGCCAACTTAAGCATGCTAACGATTCTTTAATAATTGCTTTACGTGAATATAAAAAGATTGGTTTTATGACTGGTAGCGAGCTAGCAAGACAAAATCCAAAAGGTAGATTATTACCAGAGGATGCTAGACGTTTAATTGAAAGTGAGTTAACAAAAATTGATGACGATTTTGCAGCTTTTCATAAAGAATTACAACGTTTAACTAAAGAAGGTGATGATTCTCTACGTGCTGATCTACTAGAAATGCACGCTCTTAGTGGTGGTAAAGTGTTTACCTATGATGATATGACTCAATTTATGAGAGTATTATCTAAGGGTGGTAGATTTAAGGGACAAAATTATAAGTCTGGTATACGTGAACAAATGCGGGGTATGTTCTATAACTCTGTGTTAAGTAGCATACGTACACCAATCAAAGCTATTGTAGGTACTAACTTTCTTGCATTACTAAGACCGTTCCAGGCATGGACAGGTGCTGCACTGGGTGGTAATAAACAAGAAATGATTATTGCTGCAGCCCAGATACATGGTATCAATGAGATGTTTGCTGAAAGCATGAAAATGTTTAAGCACAACTGGGACTTAGGTATTAATAGAAAGGCACAAACCTATGTAGGTAAGTTTAATGTAGAGACTAATACTAAAGAATTTAAAGATATGGCTAAGTTTGTTTATAAGTACGGTACTCCGTCTGAACAACAAGCTTACAAAATAGCTGAAACTTTATTAGACTTTAACAACTCACCTTGGGTACGCTATTCACAGAACGCTATGGGAGCTGGAGACGCTTTAGCTAGAAACCTATTAGGTAGATTTGATATGCGTATGAAAGCTGCTAGAGCTGCAATAGATCAAGGTGTAGATTTAGACGATGTAATTAAGGTAGCAACAAATACTGAAGAAAATTTTAGGCGACAAATTTTTAAGAAAGATAAATATGACATGTGGGTTGTCTCAGATAAAGCTGCTTCTCTGGCAGGTGATGAGATTGCTCTAACTAAAGCCCTTACAGGTAATTTAAAGGGTCTAGAAGCTATTGGAAAGCTCTCTGGATTCCGTTTATTCTTCCCGTTTGTACGTACTGGAGTCAATGCTATTGACCTTACATTCCAACATACCCCTGGATTAGCTAGATTTCATAGTAAATATAAGGACTTTATGGAGTTTGCAAGGACAGGAGCTAATGGTGACTACTTAATGAAAGAGTATGGTGTAGCTAAAGCAGATATACCTAACCAGATAGCTATTCTTAAAGGTAGAGAAGCTACAGGTGCTATGCTAGTATCTTTAGCTATAGGTGCATCTTTAACAGGCAACATGACAGGTATGATGCCTTACGATAAAGAGACTAGAGACCTTTGGAGAGCTAATAAAATACAGCCAAACTCATTTAAAATAGGTGATACATACGTATCTTACGGTGATATAGAGCCATTTAACAGTATATTAACTTCTGTGGCTAACGTTCTTAACTATCAGTACGCTTTAGGCGAAGATGTTAGGGATAATATGCTAGAAAAGATAATGTTTATGGCAACAGCTGTGGTTGTTGACAAGTCTATGTTAGCAGGTGTAGAAGATCTTGCTCAAGTCCTTAGTGGATCAACAAGTGAAATACAATTACAACGTATTGCAGCTAAATTAGTCAGATCACAAGTACCATATTCTGGTTTAAGTGCTCAATTAGGTAATTTAGTAGACGAAAATGAGCGTATATCTAGAGGATTCTTTGAAACTCTTGTTAAAAGAGATATTGCATTTAAAAGTTCTTTACCCGCTAAGTACGATATACTAGAACCTGGAAAAGAAGCCGTAAAGTTTAGTGCATATACTACTAACCCATTAATGAAACTATGGAACTCACTGTCACCTGTTGCTGTAACATACGCAGGTAATAATAAAGTTAAGAAAGCTTTACGTGATATAAGTTTTAACCTACCAGAAACACTACGTACATGGAAAGGTGAAGAACTTAACTCATTTGAACAGTCTGAGTTACAAAAATATTTAGCTGAAAGTGACCTATATGAAAGATTAGATAAACTAATAAGTTCACAAAGTTGGCAAAATCAACTAGAAGAATATAAAAGATTAGGTTTAATGAAGCGTGAAGGCTTTGGAGCAACAGATCAAAAATTCTATATTGACGTACAACGTATATTTTTACAAGAAAAGAAACAAGCTATAGCACGTCTAAGGCAAGAACACCCCGCTTTATATCAAAGAATTAAAGAAAGGACAAGTTACGAGTTCTATAGTAAGAAAGGAAATTATAATATAATACAAAACCTAGTAAACATACCTAAATAACATTGATTATCAATGGCAGTTACAACTAAAAAACAATTCGCTGCTACGACTAATGCAACTACAACTGTATTTAGTCCAGTCAGTATACAACTGAATAACCAAGATGATCTAGATGTTTATGTCACATTGTCGGGTGGTACTAG